TGTCATTTCGATACAAATCTCGATCGAGCTCAAATTCGGTTTTTGACATCCACTCTTTGGCAAGAGCTTTCTTACTAAAACTTTTGCTAACAGCCTTGTGTCCACTCTTCCGAATTAAAACTCGGTAAGTTATTCCTTGCACGCCTTCGCGTTTTTGAATGACACCCATTTGGTACACCACTTGGTACAGAATGAAACCACAGTATAGTGTGAAATGATGATAAATAAAAGGGTTAGGTACACTTCGGTACAGAACAAGATGTAGCTAAGTGATTGATAATTAACGAAATAGATATTTTAATTATTATTCCTGATAGGAAACTTATGTAGGTAATTCAGGGGTTTCCAGCCATTTTGTACAGTCCGGGTACAGTGGTTTTCGAGCAAACCTATGTTCAAATTGGTGATAAAAACTCACTGCCTTGTCTTACTGCCTGTCGTAACGCACCTTTGTCCATAAAATTACCGCTGGTGGCTTCTTCAATTAGTGGCACATCATACAGCGTGGGAACTCTTTTATCACTACCCATAAGTTGGCTAACAGCGTTTACTTGATCCGTCGTAACAAAGTTTAATGCATCCATAACACCGCGATTTACACCCGCCATAGTCTCAAGTAAAACATCGCCGGTGTCTTTTAAAAGACCATCCTGTGGTTTTGTTACAGATGCTTGAGCTTGTTCTGGCGTCATAGTGCCAGCAAGGATCGCTCCAGCTACTGGCATAGAGACGCCGTACTTACGCGCTATCTCAATGGTCTTGTCATCGAATATAACGTAGTTATTAGTTCTACCCTTTGGAGAGAATCGGGTTTGTGCGTCAGCGTATTTAATGCCTTTTATACCTTTATCATTAAGCAGCTTAGAAAGTGCCGCTTCACCGCCTAATTTATTAGCAAACTCTTTATAAGCTTGTGATCCTTGGGATTGATCAAACAAGCCCATTGTATTAAAATCTACATCGTCGGCGGTTTTGTAAATTTCTTTTAAAATCGGGTCATCCGCTAGTCCGTCCCTCCAAATATCTTTAAAAGCATTTTGTATTTTCTCAGGCTGATCTTTTAAAGGTACGTCATAATCAAGCAGCTCATCGGCAGAGGCGCTAATATCTACCTCGTACATATGGCCATTGTTAACAGCCTTTTTTAATCTATCGGAAGGATCGTAGTCTTTTAAATTTTTGGAGAATGCGGCACTAATGGCTTGCGAAGGGTAATCAAATCCTAAAAAACTATCGTCTTCAAGCGCAGATATTAACTCTGTCATTTCAGGAGAAAAAGCACCCTCGTCTTTCATCTCTACAACGTCTTCAATGTACGCATCATCTGGTAATTCATTTTGGAACTGACGTTTTTTATCTGCGTAGTTCGTGCTTGATTTATAACTCTTAGCCGTACCCTCACGCTCGGCAAAGTACAAGCCGTGACCATATGCCTGTGCGCCCTCACCGGTTCCAATGTTCTCAGTTGAGAACTTATCAAAATCATGGGGAGAGCCGTGGTAGGCTTTGATTCGTTTTGCTACTTGGCTGAGTATGCCCACTGTTACTGAATCATCTCTATTTCAGGATAAGGCGTTAACCCAGCACGAGCCATTTGTTCTTCAACCGTCAGCTCTTCCAAAGCGCCAATGTTGTTGCTGCGAGGATCATACATCGCCAAAGAAGGCATTGATGGTAGCGGCTGCGCTGAACTTTCGAGCATAAAAGCAGCTGGGTTCACAACGCCGGCTGCTGAGTTTGTTTGTGCCATTAGGTTGGAAGAGTCTATAAAGTTTGCGGTTTGAGGCTGTTGAAACTGGCTTTGTATAAAAGCAAGAGCATTAGTACCATATTTCTCATCATACCCGTCCATACGAGCATCTAGCGCAGTCTGCTCGGAACGCATACGCTCTGCCATATCATTAAAATAATTTAACATTCCCATTACGGTCGATCCTTTCGTTGTGCTTCTTTTAATTCTTTTTCTCGCCGACGCTCTTCTTTATCAGCTAACACTGCTTGCTCATATCTCCCAGCAAGCGATGCCCCTCTTAAAATGTCGCTAGTCGCCGGGTCTCTAACAACTTTCCCAGCTCTTTTTGCATTTATACCTAAAGAAGCTTTAATACTAGGTGTGTCTATAAGGCCAGCTAAAACTCCAGCGGCGGCTCCAACACTGCCACTCATAGCGGCACCCGCCCCTGCTTTTATAGGAGCACCAATCCCTATTAAATCCCTGTTACCTATGCGATTTGACGCTGGTATTTGCAGTTTTTTCTGAACTTGAGCAATATCTCCATAAAGTTTATTTAGCTCTTTAACTTCAGGGATGTAAATCTCTAACTGTTCTTTAGCAGCACGCGCTATAGCTTTGTACGTTCTCTCTGTTGGCCTATCCATTCGACCCGCAAGCTGCCCCTCGTCAAATTTAACTTTCTCATAGATATTTCTTTTTATTTTTGTCAGATCGTCAATAGATAACCGGCTTCCAGAAATGCCCATTGCCTCAATAGAATCTAATTGATCTTGCATTACTTTAGCTATGGAATTTAAATCAGCTTTAGCTGTTGTTGAGGGTGGAGCGTACTTTGCCGCAACTTCAGGGATGCCCGTAAACAGCTCAGAATTAGGCACAAAATCGCCAAATGATCTTGCACCAGCGCTGTTTTCTATTTCCGATATTTCATCAAAAACACCTTGCTGCTGTCTTTTTAATTTCTCAACGCTTTTAACATTTGGTCTTGCGTTTAAATCCATTGCTGTTTCTAAAAGATTTTTTCTAGCGTCTGGTGTAAGTGTTGTGCTTGGCTTCATAGCACTTTCATAAAGATAGGTAGAGATAGGTTTGCCCGTAAATTTTTCAATAGCCGCAACCGGAGCTTTTACTGCGCCGGTAATAGGGTCAATAAAACGGCCAACGTCAGCGACTTTCTGGCCCATAGCTCCGACCTTACCGCCAACTTTAGCAGCCGTTCCACCGCCACCTGTTAGTATTGAGCTTAAATCTAATAATAATCCGGCTGGGTCTTCCATCGCAGTTGTTTTTAAAGCGTCCATAGAGCCGTATCTGTCATCCAACATACCCGCAAAAGCCTCACCGGCTTCTTGGTTTGGACGCTGATAGTCTTTTGCGTTCTCTGTTGGTAGCTCACGCCCCGTTAATGTGTTCTCTAAACGGTTCATGTTTGAAACAACAGATTCGGGTAATGCGTCCTGCAACATCTGCCCCGCGTTAGTAATTGCGCTGTTACCTAAATTAAGCACAGCTTTGCCAGTGTCTATAGGACTCATCACCGCAGAACCTATGTCAGATACTACGCCGCCAAGAGATGGCAAAAAGTTCCTGACAGACTCCATAGGCTTATAATCAACGGGCTGACTTTGCTTATAAACACCGGCTAGTTTTTTTAAAGCACCGTATTGTTTAGCATTAGCTAGTATCGTTGCTTTTCTCCGATATTCTTCTTCTGTCATTCCGGCTCCATCCCTAGTTCGTCCAGTATTTTTGTGACCTCATCATCAAGCACGGGCAGATTATTAAATTGCTGACTACCAATGGCTGGAGGTTGAGTGATTGGATTAGCAGTTGATTGGCCTTCATACTTATAGTATTTATCTCGATCAGCCATCATCCTGTCCATGTTGCCAAGACCCCGTTCAGAGGTTCTTATAATCGTGTCAAAAGTTTCTAAAAGCATTGCTGCGCTGTTTTTCTGGTCAAGCGACCCTAGAACAGACTGAAGTAATCCAATTTCAGTATCAGAGACATTACCTAAAGCACCACCGGTCGGACTGTTGTTTCTCATCTCTTGCAATTTTGCAAAGCCAACATTACCTTTAAGTGTTTGTAGATATTCAGCTAAAGCTTTTTGACTGCTGTCTGGTAAATCTTGTAATAACCCACCCCACCCAGCATTTGTTGCGTCTTGCAGTAATGTTCTTGCGTTCTCGATAACACGCGACACAGTATCAAATCTTTGTTTTTCAGCCTCTATGACATTTACCGCCATTGGCCTATCGGCGTAATAACCTTGTTGGCCTTTTGAAAATTGAATTTTAAATGTTTCCTCTTCTATAAGCTTTTGCGCTTCAACAACATCTACTGCTGGCTGCATTTCTTGGGTTACGGGGTCGTATCGATAAGGGACGCCGCCGATATAAGAAATTGCCGATTTATCTAATGCTTTAACAATATTGCCATCTGCATCTGTGATTTTTTTCGAGGAACCATCTGCAAAAACTTGAACCCACTCGCGGGCTCCATTTAAACGAGGAGCGCCAGAGGGTTTTATAGATGGATCAGAAGACCTATTAGAGGCTACAGAGTTATTCCTAGCAGTTATTGCGTTTTCAAAAGCCATTGCTCTATTGGTTCTGCCATCTACAAACCCTTTTACATTCATCTCTTGCAGTGAGTCTAATTCTTTTAGACGACCCTTGTACCCTTCAACCGCGCTCTTGCTTGGATCCATCTGAAAACCGACGCCGTCAGTCAAGAAATTTATTGGAGCGCCTATTGTGTTACGAGCAACATCAGCAGCAAAATCACCTAGCTTAAACAACGGGTTGCTTAGTTTCCGCTGATACTCATCAGTTGCTCGACCTTGCAACTCTATTAGCTGCTGCTGATTTTTTTGATATATGGCTTTTTCTGGCGTGTTAAACATCGGATTGCCATTAGCGTCATTGCCAGCGGGTATCATCGTCCTCTGCATCATCACCAGCTCTTGCTGATTCTGAGGAACCATTGGTTGGAATTTAGCAATTTCTGCGTCACGCTGATCTTTTCCGCGTGAAAAAATTCCTTCTAACTCCTCACCATCTTGAAGCAACCCGCCACTTGTTAAATAATTTCTCATAAATAGTTACCTTTAACCGAATCCACCACTGACAGACATTGAGCTTGAATTTGAGCTTGACTCTGCTTCGCTCAAGTTGTTTGGGGCACCAACAAGATTGCTATAGAAATTTAGACTGTTAAACGGAGACATAGCTTGCTGATACTGATTATTAAGAAGTTGCTGATCGTAATCTCGCATGTACTGACCCGCGCCCTGTTGCATTCCAACGCCAGCCATCATGTTGTTGTAACCTTGCTGCCCTAACTGTTGAGCCATCGACGCGCCAAACTGTTGGTTTTGCTGGTTAGTGTTGTAAGCGTTTTGACCCATGCCCGTGCCGTACTGCAACATGTTGTTGTACGCACTTTGGTTTGATTGGTTAGCTTGCTGTTGAAACCCAGCGTTTTGGGCTGCTCTGTTAGCCTCAATACCAAGACCAGTGTTATAAGCTTGCCCTCTCATGCTTGCAGATATATCGCCAATTCGATCACCCGCGCCTCGTGCAGCAATACCCGCCATGACACCCGCTCGACTAGAGCCAGAGTTACCTGTACCAGCAGCGTTAGACGCGATGCCGGTAAGATCATTCTCTTGGAAATTACGCATAACGTCTCGGCTTGCAGCATCTATCTGACTGTTAAGCAAACTGTTGTTCATGTACTGACCCGCGTTTGCGGCGTTAAAACCGCCATTATTAGCGGCTCCCATCATCCCCGTCAGGTTTGCCATGCCTTGTCCAGCGCCCATTGCGGTGTTAATACCGTTTTGAGCGTTGCCGCCCATTGCGCCACCCGCATAGTTTAACGCCATCCCTGTCCCTTGAGATGCATTAGCTCCACCAGCCACCATGCTAGAGCCAACACCATAGGCAGTACCGAGCGCATTACCCAACATGCCGTTAATACCCGCAACACCCTCAACAGGCATCCCTTGCGAGTTAAGCTGTTGTGCTTGGCCGTATATGTCCTGCAAGTACGGTGATTGATTCGGATCAACAAACGTAGAAGAATTACTGTTTGAGCTCGAATCCGATTTTGAACCGCCAAAGCTAAATAAACCCATGATCTGTACCTATGCTATTTTGACCCAGCTTGTGTCGTAGTAATAAAGTCCACGACCACCACTTGGGTTCCAGTTAGTGCCGTCTGCAAATACAACATCGCCAACCTGTGGCTTTGCGGGTGCTGCATTGATGACGGGTATGTTTAAAGTTTGTTTTGATGTTGTAAAACTGTTTGAAATCCTCACAAGCTCACCGGCTATCCAGTTTTTAAAATCTGGCAAGCTCTGAGCCGATGAGGTTGTTGGCACATAACTCATCGTGCAGCCACCTCACTAACGTCAATATCTAGCCCGGTTAGTCGCCAGTAATCAGATGCGCTATTGCTTTCTACCTTTAACGCTAAATATCGACCAGATGACCTAACGTCAATTTTATAAGACGATTCTATGTTATAGGTCTGAGGCGCACCCCAAGAAACACCGTCCTGTGGCGACATACTTGAACCGACGCTGATCTCAACAGTCCCCTGACCCTCTATTTGCGGGAGTATTCCGTTAATTTGTTTAATCGTGTTTGTTGCTTTTCCTAGCACTTGGTCAAGATCGATTTTTGTTGCCTCTAACGTAGCAATGATATTTGTGTCATTTGCAGCGTAAGTGTCGTTCATCGTGTAAACTTTTGAGTTTGAGTACCCTGCGCCAATAAGCTTTAAAGCTTTTGCGTCTGAGTCTTGCGACACGTTAGCCCAATAGCTAGTTGTGTTACTCCAAGTGCCGACTACTGTGTCCCACTCTCCTTGTGTAACGCCAACTTTATCGGACACTGTTAAAGATCGAAGATCGGGCAAATCTCTAAACGTGAAGGCATTTTGCTCCCAATTGTAGACAAGCGCCCTGTTCGCAGTCTGCGAGTCAGACGCGTTGACATCAGCGTAACAAATTAGAATTTCAGACCTGTCGTTTACCGTTTGACAGTAAACGCTGCGAGTGTCAGCCAATGCGTTAAAAAAGCTTTTTCTTACACGCTTCTCGGCAATGCTTTGCTTTTGATTGCCGTCGTGTACATAAATGTCATTGTTACCAACCACTAGATGCTTGCCCATAAACGACGCGCAAGCACCTCTATTTATAATTCCGTCATCGCTAAAAACCTCTCGGAATGAGAACACAAGCGGTGCGCCGATAAAATCCATCGCAAACACACCGCGTTCGGCATATATTATTTGCGAGTTATTTAGCGTTAGTTGGTCAATAAGATCGCCATTGTTACCGCCGAGAGTATTTTCTCCAGCTAAATTTGTTGTGCTGGTTATTGAATAGTCTAACGGTACGCCAGTTGGCTCATACTCATCAGACCATCGGACGGTAAACGGGTGTTTTGTACTTGACCCCTCATAACCAGCCATAATGAGAAACGACTTATAAGGTTTTAAACATTGTGTGAAAACGCCGGAAGGCCACGCTGTAAGGTCTTGAAATCTATTTTGATCGGGTTGCATAAATTGCGGAACGTCAGAGCCGTTATTAATCATTACGGCAGTACCCAATTGCGCCGACTGCCAACGAGGGCTGTTGGTGTAGTTAAATGCATCCGATGTCTTCGATACATTTGTCAGCGCAGAGCCATCGTACTTAAAAATTTTGTTTAAAGTTCCGACAATAATTAAATTAGCAGAATCCGTCATCCACCCTTGAACGTGAGTTGGCGCGTATGTTGTGTTAAATTTTAAACTATAGCCTAAAGATTTACCGATGCGCCCCTCGTGAAAACTGACGTTGTTGCCAACAGGAAACTGTGTAAGCTCAAGGTCGTAAGGGTCTTGGTCGCTTACTATGCCGCCAGCGCCAATATTTCTAAGCGGAATAAAAGCCATTAATCTGCAATTCTCTTAAACATATAAACGACGATATACGGCTGTACGTTGTTGTGAGCATCGCCACTGCCGACAGCAGAAGAAGTCATAGTTGAACTTACACCCAGTTCACCCGATCCCGTAGTATTGGTACTATTATTTGGCACTTTTACCATGCCTGTAACTGTGTGAGTGTGACTAGGAAGTTCAGCAGTAGTCAGGGTATGTGTCTTAGCGCCACCGGTCTCTTCGACAGTATCAAAGTCAGTATCGCCTGAATCAAGACCCACCATTACCCGTCCAGCACCAAAGGCCTCCCAGTTACCGCCAAACAAGGTGCTTGGGTTAGTTGCTGCAATAGATGTGTAAATTGAGCCAATAGGCCAAGCGGCTAAAAGTGACGATGTTACTGCCGAAGCTAATGCCGCTTCCAACCCTGTCACGTTTGACATTGCAACATCGCCATTAAACGTGCCAGCGGTTAATGTGTTAGTGGACGGGTTGTAGGTAAAGTTGGCTTCTGAATCTTTGTACAGATACTCTCGCGCGTTACTACCATCATTGTTTTCACCAAATATCATTCGGTGTTCTTGATCGCCTGACGCACCATCAATTTCTATAGATAATGCTGTTGTAGCATTTCCGATAAAGAGTGCGTCCGTGCCGTCAGTGCCGTTGTCTACAATTTTAGTAACGCCATTACCCGCGTACACATCTCCCTGCACATCACCAATTACATTACCAACAAGGTTAGAGTTAATTACGGAAGCTGCAAAGCTGCCATCACTGGCACGCTTTACTAGGCTAGACGGCGTTGCAGCATTAGTGGCGCTAAATACGTCAGTTATACCAGTGTTAATTTCTGTGTGGGAGACAGACACCGCACCTGTTATGGCGGGGAAAGATCGTTGCAAAACGTCCTTGATAAGACGTAAGTGGTTGTCACCTTCACTGAGCGGATCAGAGGTTGTGGGATTTGTACCGACTAACCCGTTAATATATGTTGAACTAGTATTTGCTTCGAGACCCATTTGGTTTGCCTACTTTGTTTGTTTTTAATAGCACCAGCACATCGCTGGAGTCTTACGAGTATCCACATGCACAAAAGATTTAGCCACGCCGACTGACATTCCCATTGCGGCTGCGTGTTTTACTATTGCAAGTCTTTGCTGTCCTCCAGACACTTTTATATCAGCAGCAATCCCTTGACTGTGAGTGCCCGGTGTTTTTTTTGCTTTTTCAACGCTGTGATTTTTACTTCTAAAACCTGATGTAATCACAAATGGAAAATCACAAATCTGACGGAGGTGAGAAAGCGCCTTTAAAAACTCTGGGCACATATCTTGCTCACCTGTTTCTGAGCAAACAAACTCGTCTAATGAAAAATATTTGTAATCACTCATGTAGATTTTTAATTACCTTTTCTAAAGACTGGTCTTCAACCGAAACATCTAAAGAATCTTTTCTAATTCTAAAAACAGTATTTTTTACATCGGGCGTAACTGCAAAATACACGGCTCGTATTGGCAGAGCTACAAACGCAAAAAAATCAACGTCACTACTTTCGTAGCTCTTTTTATTTGATCTTGATGGTTGCCATTGCCAATAAA